TAGCTAGTAACGTCGGTGGCGGGACAATGGACCTAGTTTGGGGTCCAGAGCTTGATTTCAAAGAATCTACTAGCCAAATTTACCACTTCTTGGGTAGCGAGAAGTACGGCCCAGTACTTAATGCTGTATATGGGGGATTAGGTGTCCCCCAAACTATGACCGGGACCTCCTCTGGTGGGGGTTTCACTAATAATTACCTGAGCCTTAAGACCCTCATTGAGAAGCTTGAGTATGGCCGAGGCCTCCTAGAGAACTTCTGGAGGCTAGAGTTTGAGTCTATCGCTACGGCTATGGGCTTCCCATCTCCAGCGGAACTCCGCTTTGACAATATGATCCTGTCAGATGAGGCGGCTGAAAAGAACCTCTGGATTCAATTGTCAGATAGGCACATCATCTCGGCTGAGACCCTTAGGGAGAGATTCGGCGAGTCCCATGATATTGAAGAGTCACGAATCGCCAAAGAGGAAAAAGACAGGAAGAAGCGTAAATTGCCACCTAAATCTGACCCATTCCATAATGGCAATGTCGAATCTGAGTTTGTGAAATTGGCCCTCACCAAAGACACACTCAGCATTGAAGATGTGACAGATTATAAGGCAAGAAAGCCTCCTGTCCAGCCCGGAGTTGGAAATCCTGCCGGAAAGAAGCCGGTAAAAGATAATGGCCGACCTTTGTTCAAAAAGGATTCTGGTCCTAGGAAGCAGAGGAGAGTCCTCCCTAAGAGCAAGGCAGATTTGGCTAGTACTATCTTGTGGACCACAGAGGCCCAGAAGAAGATTTCGGCCATTCTTAATCCAGTTATGCTTTCTCAGTATGGATGTAATTCTCTGCGAGAATTGACTACGGGCCAGCAGGCCGAATTAGAGGAGATTAAGTTCGTAACCCTTTGTGGACTAGAACCGTTCTCTCTAGTAGATACCGAGTCCGTGGCTGAGGCCATGGAGAAAAAGAAGAAAATAGACGCCCATCCTTTTTACCGAAACTTTTTGGCGACTCATAATAGACAGCCGACTATTGATGAGGCACGTCAAATAAACTGCTTAGCATATGCTTACGAAGAATTTTAAGAAAAAAGCAGAAAACTTACAATAGCTGCGTATTTAAATTATGAGGTAACCAATGCAAGTATATGAAGCTGAAAAATTAGACAACTTATCTGACGCTCTTAAGAGCGTTAGTGTTGCTATGGTCTGCCCAATTACTAGCACGCAGTTACTTAGTGGAGATTCTGAGATAGCTGGAATAACACTAGCTTCAATTAGTGATAGACCAGTTCAAGCAGATCTTTACTATCTAAATTCCATTCTAGTATCGGCGGGATGGAATAAAAACGACGATGTCTTTGACGTAGCAGACCTATGGGCGGCACGCGAAACACCAGTCGACAAGCCATTCAATTATATGCACGATGAGACAGACATCATTGGGCATATGATTTCTTCAGCCGCAATGGGTGAGGATGGTGCCATTATTAACGAAGTTCCTCTTCCAGATAAGATGGACCTAGTTACTTCCGCCGTTATTTATAAGACTTGGGGCGACCCCGACCAGTCCATTCGAGTCAATGACTTGATTGCTAAAATCGATGAGGGTCAATTAGCTGTATCCATGGAATGCGTATTTCGAAACTTCGATTATGCAGTTGTTGAACCTGATGGTTCACACAAGGTTATAGCTAGAGACGAAAACTCAGCATTCCTCACCAAGCATTTGCGGGCTTATGGTGGTAATGGAACGTATGAGGGCTACAAAATTGGCCGCTTGTTGAGAGACCTATATTTTTCTGGTAAGGGTCTTGTAGACAAGCCAGCAAATCCAAGAAGTGTTATCCTCCCGAAGGAAGTTAACCCATTCAAGCCCGCAGATACTTTTTCCACATTGGCTATGGAGGTAGTGATGCCTGAAGATAATTCGGCACTATTGCTAGTAGAGGCTGATGTAAAGGCTTTGAAAGAAGCTCTTACGACAGAGAAGGCTACTGCAAGTACTCTAGCGACAGAAGTTGGCACTCATAAAGCCACTATTGCTTCGCTTGAGACAAAAGTAAATGAACTTGAAGCCACTATTGCGACTATCTCTCAGGAGAAGCTGACTCTGAGTCAGGAAATCCAGAAGATGGTTTCTGAAGTGAAAGCTGCTGCAAGAAAGAACGCCCTTGTCACTGCTGGTGCAACCGAAGATAAAGCAACTGAGTTGCTCTCTAAGTTTGCAGACGCTACTGACGAGATGTTCGATGTAGTAGTAGCCCTGATTGTTAAGCCGACCCCTGTTGCGGACACTGAGTCGGTTGAAGTCGAAGTCGAAACAGAGACTGAAGCTCTAGAAACTGTAACTGAGGTTGATGAACCAGCAGTTGTAGTAGTTGAAGACTCTGTCGCTGACAAGATAAGCGTTGCCTCACAATGGCTGCGTGCTAGTGTCCTTCAGTCCACAAAAAATTCGAAATAAGGGGTAAGGCATGTCACTAAAGGGTGATCGTTACGAGCTAGACACAGACATTTCATTCTTCATGAATGAAACTGCTACTCGTGGTTTGGTTGTTTCTGTAAGCACAGCGGGCTCAGGTGCCGCTATGGATAGTGCTGTAGCTTTGGCGACAGTAAAAGCGAATCCATCTGGAGCATATCCTCTCGGGGTTCTGTTGAATGATATGGTCAACATTGACCTGACTCGTCAGCACCTGAATCAGCACAAGGATGAAGTCCAGAAGGGTGGCAAGATTACTATCTTGCGTAAGGGATTCGTCACTACTGACGCTATCTCTGGTACACCAGCCGGTGGTCAAGATGCTTATCTTGCTGGTACTGGTCTTATTAGTGCCACTCAGGCCACTGGGGCTCTGAAGGTCGGTCAGTTCCTTAGTTCTAAGGACGCTGATGGTTTCGCCAAAGTTTCAATCAATCTATAAGGGGTAATTTGATGTCGTTCACTAAGCCGAATCCAGAGTTCATTGAAATGCTGAAGCAGTCTGGCGATACGTCGCCATCTGTAGCATATGCTGGTCAGGAGCAGATGGCGAAAGCCCTTCAGACTCCTCTCCGCGAAGCTATCTTGGTGGGAGACGTCACTGCTCCTATCTTTGAGAAGCTTACACTTGAGGGCAATTCTACAGCCGAGTTCCCACTCGATCTGCTGAATCCCGGCGACGAAGTTGACTTTGTGGCCTATACGAATCCCGGCCACGGTCGGATTCCAGAACGAGCAGTTGAAGGCGACTACATTCAGGTGCCAACCTACGCTATCGCTAACTCAATTGACTTCTTGGCACGATATGCCCGTGACGCCCGCTGGGATGTTGCTGGTCGTGCTATGAAGGTGCTGGAAGCTGGTTTCGTTAAGAAGATTAACGACGATGCTTGGCACGTTCTGCTTGCCGCTGGCGTAGACCGAAACATCATGGTATATGATGCTGACGCTGCTGCTGGTCAGTTCACTAAGAGATTGGTTTCTCTTATGAAGTCGGTTATGCGAAGAAATGCTGGGGGTAACTCTGGCTCTATCTCTCGCGGTCGATTGACCGATATCTATCTGAGTCCAGAAGCTCTGGAAGATATTCGAAACTGGGGTGTTGATATTGTCGACGAAACGACTCGTAGAGAAATCTATGTCGCTAGCGACGACGGTGCTATCACTCGCATTTTCGGCATCAATCTCCATGCTATGGATGAGCTTGGCGAGTCTCAGGAATATCAATCTTACTTTACTAGTCAGCTCTCTGGTGCCCTTGGCCCATCAAGCGACGTAGAGTTGGTTGTTGGTCTTGATATGACTAGCCGAGACTCCTTCATCATGCCAGTTCGGCAGGAAGTTATGATCTACCCAGATCCTAGCTACTTCCGTCAGGGGAGGGTCTCGTTCTTCGGCAACTGTGAACTTGGTTTCGCAGCATTAGACAACCGTCGCATTTTGCTGGGTTCTCTCTAAGAGCTTAGTAATTTGACACAATGAAGGTCGCAGAAGTAAAGGTCTGCGACCTTTTTGCGTATTTACTTACAGAGAGTAAACGCGGATCGTTGATCCGCTGTTGGTATTTTTTAGGAAAACACGAATGAAACGCTATGTAATATCGCCGGTGATTGGAAACGGCATCAGCCTTTCTACAGCGTTTCGTTCTGCTGCGAGTGATACACCGTCTGCAGGTTTTGTGGATCTGCTCAAAAGCGATCCACAGACTGGGTTTCCCGTGTGGAATTTTGCGTTCAGCCGTATTGGCGTTTCTGGGTCTTTGACTCCTGTTTTGTCGGTGTCGAATGCGTTCGTTTTCCCTGACTTTCCGCTGGACGCTCAAATGAGCCAGATGGAATCAGGTGTCCGAACGGGACTTGTGCAATCTGTGCAGGCTTACAACCTCGACGGAAACGGAACCCACATTGACGCAACGCACGACGACACTGACTCGTTTCGAATGCTGATTGAGAAAATTGGCAGGCAATGGTCGCCGACATTTGACGCAGATCAATTCGACTGTCCGGAGGGCGTGTAATGTATTGGCACGTTGGGCCGTGGCAGTGGAACACAGTTGGCCGAATGCAGTGCTGGACACCGCCAGACAACTGCATTGGCGCTATCGATTTGCGATCCATTCCACAACAATCAGTAGCGGAATCGCAGGGTGGGTCAGGCGTTTTTCTGTGCTCAGAGCGATTGTCATCGGAATACGAATTACTAGGAGCGGGCGATTGGCGAGAAGTCAAGACTTCGCAGCGGCTGAAGGAGCGCATTCCGCGACGGGCACGAACGCGACAGCCGAAAGGTGATGACCTGTTGAGTCATATTCTGGACGCTGTCTGTGATGGTTCCGACCCGACTGGCGACGACTTTGCAAAACCATTGATGCCAGACGGTGGAATGCGGATCGTCTTGAATGTTGGTCCATTTCGTTACGAGTGGAAAACAGCCCCGTGGAATTATCACTGGGACAAGATCCAAGACGTAGAGCGAGCGTCAATCCAATCGGCCTTTGATGAGGCTACGTCTGGGAAAATGCGGGACAGAGAGCATCATCGCAGAATTCTTGACGCAATGTGCGAAAAATACAATTTAGAAGGGGCTGACGATTGGAAGGCGTTCATTCCGGCAAAGCTTCGTAAGCAGATCACTGGTCGATTGAAGCACGAAACAACGCTTTCGGATAATTTTAACCGAGCGGATGCCGACTCGCTTGGAACATCGTCTGAAGGATGGTCGTGGTCTGAGTTGCAAGGTGATATCGACATTGTAAGCAACAAGGCTCAGTCAACAGCATCAAACGGAACAGACCAAACAGCCATTGCTGCTTCAGATCTGTCATCGACGGATCACTATGTGCAGGCGAATATCGACATCACTGGCGGCGATGTTAATCCGGGGCTGGTGGCTCGCAAAGACTCCAGTGCGACACTCACGTATTACCTTTTGACGTCGCTCTATGCTGCCGATTCTGCTCGAATTTTCAAACGTGTGAACGGCACTTTTTCGCAACTCACGGCATCGGCAAAAACATTCACTGCTGGCGTCGGCTACTTGCTTAAAGGGCAGTGCAACGGATCTGCACTCGAGTTGTTTGTTGATGGTGCGTCGTCAGCGTCAGTTACAGATACGGCGATTACGACAGGCACGCGATGCGGTATCCGTTCAGATGCCGTGGCTACGTTCGCAACTTGGGACAACTGGACCGCCTCGGATTTGGTGGCCTCAGGAATCACATATACGCGACTTGAACGCGGAATTCGTGGCGTTACCCGTGGCGTTTACACACAGTTTTAAGGGCTAAGAGATGCCGTTTTTGCGTAAATATGGCACTGGAACTGGGGCGGACGTGATTATTCCGATCATCAAGCGTGGAGTCGTCGACTTCGCTGTGACTGCGGATTGGACGCCAGCCAGTGGCGATGTGAAGGTGTCGAAGGATGGCGGCACTGAGGCGAATATCGGCACGCTTCCAGTAATCAATGGCACTGTCGGCTGGAAGTTCGTGTTTTCTGACGCTGAGTTGCAGTGCAAGTCGTTGACTGTTCGAGTCGTGGATTCAGCTACAAAGGCGGTAGAAGATCAGTTTTTCGTGGTGGAGACTTACGGCCATGCGTCGGCGATGTTTGTGGTGGACTTTTCGACGGCAGCGTTTGGGGCCGTGATGCCAACGACTGCGGGCAGAACGCTCGCGGTGTCGGCAGCAGGAGCAGTGGAACTGGACTCCGCTGCTACTGCCGCATTGGT